AAAATAACTCTCCCAAGACGTATAACGACTGGCTAAGAAAAGAGGGAGATCCTTTAATGTTTTAAAGTTTCTCTCCTCCCCCTCGGGTAAGGACCAGGTATCCACAATGCAAGATTTTCCAAGCATGTGGACCGAGTCTCGAACCATGGTCAACTCTTGACTACTCGAGCTTCCAAACTCAGAGTCAGAACCAAACTCATCGTCTCCACCTGAATCATCAGGGGAACCCGGCCCAGGACTATCACTAGCCCATGGGTCCGGAGGAGAACTCTCCGACGGAGTTGGTTTTGGCTTCTCAGTAAGGAAAATCTCTGACGGCCACCTCTGTTCACTTTCGAACAGTCGGTTTGCCGTAGAGACCTTGCGAGAGTACTCAACAACTGCCTCAACTGCCTTCCGCGTTATATCAACTGTTGGGGACTTAGGTGTGCTGATAACAGCCAACCCGGTCCCACACATCAGTTGTGTTAACGTAAGGGAGTTAAGATGGTGTAACCACTTAACATGCACTGAGGATTTTCCCCTATTACCTCCTGCCATCAATGGATAGCGAGGATGCGAAAGCCCCCCATAACCCACAGGCGCGCCAATAGGCAACCCAAGGTTAAAGGCTAAGGCCCACGCATGGAAAAAGGGAGAATAAACCCACAGCCCATTTCTCTTGGGGCTCAGTCCGCATCGTGGCATTAAATCCACAGCGGAAACAACCTGAGACACCCAATTCATACTTCCCTTTGATCCTCCAGGAGGGGCAACCCAAATGGACAAAGGCAAGTAAGGAAGTGGTCTGCCGTTCTTGTAAGGAACCTCCTTAAATATCGCCTGTTCAAGGTGATAAAAGGATTTCTTATCCGAACGAACACCTCCGAAGGATTTGAAAGTCTGGTCCCAGACATTCTTCCTCCGGAGGGACATGATTGGATTAATCGCATCGTCCCCGCAATATTCTGCAGGTTCGGTGTGTCTCATCTCTAAGGTATCGTTATGTGAATAGCGTACCTTATAGCGAGAAGATCCAACATGGCACCGGTACAATACCGACTTGGGTTCCCCTGGGTCTAAACCCAAGGGAACTTCCTTAAAAGCACGATACGTACAGTATCTGTTTAAAAGGCCAAGCGGAGCAAATGAGGTGGGATCCCCCATCATTTGACCGGTGTTAGTAAGTGCTCCATATTCAGAGTCTAGACCATCGGGGAATGTAAATCCCTCGATCCAGCTCTGGTATGAAGACACATACTCACTTGCCCACTTAAAGGCCCAATCGGTATGGTGGTCTTTGGTCCATGTATCTTTGGCTTCTGCCTGATATGTGACCAATTGCCTTTCCATGTCGAAAAGCTCTTCGGGACAAATGTCGGAGTTACGGTGGTTCTTCAAAAGAAGCTTCCTCCCAAACAGGAGAGGAAAATACTTCCTGAACTTCTTCAAGGAAGGTATTACCTCCGTAACCTCTTCGTAAGCGGTCTGAGTCAACCACTGGGGGTGGTAATCTGTAGCTGCGGTTGCATCAACAGAATACCATGGGCCTGGTAAATGACCTAGGTCAATACCTCGCTCCCCTCCCAGGGACTGACTACAGGATGGATCATTTTTCATGATATGATCAATCCCCTTACGAAGGATTTGCTGAACCAAATTAGCTGCCGTAAGGGAGCAAGTGGGAAACCTCACTTTCAAACCCTTTTCGGGAGCTACCAACGGCAAGATAGGGATATAATCCGTACGGGTTAATATCCAATCTACCGCAGGTTCAAGCAACCTTTGGCATTTCACGCCAGTCTCAAGGTGTTCTTCCATAGGAATACCCTTGTCGGCGACATCTGCCAAGAGACCATCGAGATCCTTAGGGAACCGAGTTGCGGTTTTGAAGAAATGTATGAGAAAATCATCTTTCAACAAGTCGCCTCGCTCCTTTATCTGGATAAGCTCTAATGCCCTTCCTAAGAATAGGATGTGCCTTACAGCCCTCGAATGGCCCCCTCCCTTTCGGGTATAACCCAAAGCGGCGTGTGCGGATGGTTGTGTCCAAATTCTTGGCGGAATTACTTCCCCAAGTTTAGACCTAGGCAAATATGTTTCCATATAAGACCTCAACCAAACGCGCCACTCAGGATTCTCCTCAGGGGGCTCAGAACATAACCTTTGTTCTAAGCCTTCCAAAAGAGCAGGATCATCGGGTGGGGATGGCAAAGACCTAGCAACGTATGAAAATGCGTTTGCTTGTTCTTTAGTGTCAAACCTCGCCCAATTGGGTAACTGCTCCCAGGACATGTGGACCTCAGATATTTCACTATCGTAGTACCACATGCGGCACCTTCCTGCAACATCCTTGATGTGTAAGGCGGTGTCGAGCGGAGTAAGGAATAGTTTCCTCCTCAAGGCATTCAGTCCAGAGATCATCTTTGTGTTCATCTGGTAAGTTTGCCCATACCTCCTAGCCATTTTTCCCACTGCTTGGTGGCCCAAAAGGACCGCATCCCAAGTAGCACGGAGGAACGACAGGATTTTGAGTTGGGAGTAAAACAAACCAACCAAACGTTTGACCGCAGGGTCAACAACGTCTTGGTCGATTAGTTTCGCTACCATGGAAAGTATATCCTCGGCCCACTTACAAAGGTTTTGGTTATTGGAATATCCATTTAACCTGTGGAACTTAAAAGGAATTCTAAGTCCCGCCTTGTAAACAGGCTTGAGTGACCAACCATCCCATTTGAGTCTTTTATACAATGCCAGTATTTCTACAGGCATAGATAAGAGATGGGGTAGTCGGTACCACCAGCCCTTAGCCAAGCCCACTCCTGATCTGTAATATGGT